AGCGTCGTTAGTTTTAGCACCAACCGCTACAAAAGAGGGCAAGGTGTATAGTGCTATTCCTGACACGGGTGATGGCGATATGACGTTCACGAGAGGCAGTTCGGCAACAAGGGTGAACTCGGCTGGGTTGATAGAAAAGGAGAGGGAGAATCTGTTGTTGCAAAGTAATGGGTTTAATCAAGCAGGTTGGGGTATATCAAGCGCAACTATTACGGGAGGACAATCGGGTTATGATGGTAGTTCAAATGCGTGGTTATTAGATAGCAGTTCGGAAGGATATTTATTTCAATATCCAACATCTTCAAATGTTGGTACTTTAAGTATTTATGTTAAAGCAAACTCTGTTAATAATTTACGATTAAGAACTTTTGGTGCATCAAGCAACGCAGAAGGTTTCTTTGATTTAGCAAATGGAGTTGTAGGTTCATCAACTAATTTAATTGATTTATCTATTGAATCTATAGGTGGTGGATGGTATAGATGTTCTGTAGTATATGATAATGCACCTTCATTGATACGGATATACCCTTCCGTTAGTTCAAGCACAAGTTCAGGAACTATTGGTTCAATCTACATCCAAGACGCTATGCTGAACGTGGGCTTAGTCGCTCAACCTTACATTGAAACAACAACAACGGCAGTATATGAGGGTATAACAGATGACGTTCCTCGTGTAGATTATAGCGGTGGTGGATGCCCGTCGTTGAAATTAGAACCACAACGCTCCAACCTTGTAACGCAGTCAGAATACTTTGATGGGTGGAACGGTTTTAGAACAAACCTTACTCCTAATGATTCAAATAGTCCAGAAGGATTGCAAAACGCATATTCTATTGCACCGAATACGGACAATAACACTCACTTCATATATTTTAATATTACCGAATCAGCAGTTACTTATAACTTTTCATTATTCGCAAAGGCTGATGGTTTGCAATGGATTCAACTTGCTAAAGGTGGTGGAGGTTATGCTAACTTTGATTTAACTAATGGTGTTGTAGGTAATTATGGAACTGATGGTTCAAGTGCATTTACTAATGCTTCAATAGAGGAATATGAAAATGGTTGGTACAGAATAAACGCTGAATACACAAGTGTTGGCGGTGCATCTAATGTTGCTATTTCGGCATTAAGTTCAAATGTAACATCACGATACCAAACCTTTGCAGGAAATGGTACTGACGGATATTTAATCTACGGAGCAATGCTTGAAGCGGGAAGTTATCCCACATCCTACCTCCCCACATACGGAACAAGCACGACCAGAGTAGCGGATTCTTGCAGTAAAACGGGAATAAGTGAGTTGATTGGTCAAACGGAGGGTACGATATATTGTGAAGGTACGATTGTCGCAGAAGATTCAAGTTCAAACAGAAGAATAATAAGTATTTCGGATGGTTCAACTGCAAACGCTATTCAAGTTTTTAATAGGTTCGCAACTAACAAACTTGAGGCTGATTCAAATGTCGGAGGTGTAAGTCAATTTTCATTTCAAAGTGGAGATGTTGGTTTTGATACATTATTCAAATTTGCATTAGCCTACAAAGAAAATGATATTGCTTTTTATGTCAATGGTACACAGATTGGCACAGACAGTTCAGCAAGTATACCAGCAACCTCTAAACTTGCTTTTTCTCGTGGAGATGATAATTTTAAACACGAAGGAAACATAAACCAAGCAATCCTATTCCCTACCCGTTTAACCAATGACCAATTACAAGAATTAACAAAATGAGTTTATTAAATAAAGCATCATTAATACAAATACCAAGCGGCTACAAAGATGGCACGTTATATAGTGCCAAGCCTACAAACGGAGATGGAGATTTCACGTTTAGTCGTGGTTCTAATTTAGCGGCTACCCGTGTTAATAGTGATGGGTTGATAGAGAAGGGGAGGGAGAATTTGTTGTTACAAAGTAACCAGTTCGATACTACTTGGGGAACATACGATACAAGTGTAACAAGCGGACAGAGTGGTTATGATGGCTCAAGTGATGCTTGGCTTTTAGATATTACAGGAGCGACTGGTTTTCAAACTTTAAGACAAACTATTAGTAATAGTGGAGCGCAAACATTTAGCGTTTATGCAAAAGCGGGTACTCTTAATTGGATTAGATTCACTTTTGCGGGAGGTACAGGTCCAACTATATATTTTGATTTGCAAAACGGAACACTTGGTTCAGTAGGAGGTGGAGTTTCAAAAATTGAAGATGTTGGAAACGGATGGTATAGATGCTCTTCTTTTTTTAGTGGTTCATTCACTGAATTAAGAATATATCCTGCAACTGCAAATAACAACCCCGTGCAATCAAGCGGAAACATCTACATCCAACACGCCCAACTTGAGGCAGGTTTAGTTAGTACGCCTTACATTGAAACGGGAGCAACAACCGCACAAGCAGGTATATTAGAAGATATGCCACGCCTTGACTATTCGGGTGGGGCTACTTGTCCAAGTTTGTTGTTAGAGCCTCAGAGGAGTAATTTGATTTTAGATAGTGAATATTTTAGTTCATCTACTTGGCAAGGAACAACTGGCGCAGTACTTACCGAAAACGATACTACATCTCCAGAAGGTGTACAAAATGCTACAAAAATTGAAGGAGATGGTGCGGCTTCATTTATAAGACTTTATGACTTCCAAAATTTTGCAAGTGCAGGAGATTACTCTTTTAGCTTCTTTGCTAAAGCAGGAAATGCAAACTTTATAGAAGTATCTTTATTAGGATATGATGGCGGTGGTGCTGCTAATTTTGATTTATTAAATGGAACAATAGACGATGTAGCAAACGGAAGCATTGAAGATTACGGAAACGGCTGGTATAGATGTACTTGTATTAAATCAATCGGTGCTACTGATTTAAATGGTTCTGCAAATCTATATATAAGAAAATCTCTAACTGAAAATTGGGATAACGCAGCCGAAGCAAATGGTAAGTATGTTTACATCTACGGAGCAATGCTTGAAGAGGGAAGTTACCCCACATCCTACATACCTACCTATGGAAGTAGTGTAACGAGGTCGTCTGATGCCTTAGAAACATCTCCTTACGATTATCAATCGCAAGGTGTATTAGGTGCGAATGTTGGCACGATAATCTTAGACTGCGAAACTATCGGCACAAGTACAGGCTCTAACGACTTTCACATGTTTGGCGAGGCTAAGTCTATTGCAGATGGGTATTTGTTTAGAGCAAACACAGGAACGACGATAGACATACTTGAGAGAGATTCTAACAGCACTTCGGCACAATGGACAGGTATTGCTGTCAAGCAAACAAGAAACAAAATAGCGGTGTCTTATAGTGGCTCGGATGTAGATGTATATGCCAATGGTGTAGCCAAGTCATTATCAAGTGGTACGCCTGTGGGTGGCGGTAACATAAACGGCTTTGCTAATAGCACCTCAAATAGTGCGGGACTTATTATTCATCAAATACTGCTATTCCCAAATAAACTAACCAACGACGAATTAGCAGACCTAACAACTTTATAATGTTCAGAAAATACGAATTTAAAAACGAAACAGAAGCCAACACCTTTATCGATGGATTAGGCGTTGACGAGGAAGGCAACCCAAGCCATCCTCATAGCATCGTGCGATTGGGTAATATAGTTTTAACCGAAGGCACATACGATTCAGAAGGCGAGGTCATAACCGAACCCGTTCTTTCAAGTAAATACCACGTTGATGTATTGTGGCAAGGTGATGCGATAAGTTCTTGGGATAACAAAATGGTGTGGTGTCCACCTATGGGCGTTCATACGTTTGGAAGTTCAAGGGCAATCGCTGAATGGACTGAAAAGTGCAAAGAGTTGCATCCTGAGTATTTCCCCGAACCAAGTGAAGAGATATGAAAACCTTTTTAGACGAAATTGGAATTAATATAATGCAATCAATAGCGGGTTTATTTGGCTCGTTGTTGTTGCTTGGCAAGGGGTCTGCTCAAAACATAAAGCAAACATTCTTCGCTATCATCACGGGAGTGGCAAGTGCTAACTACATAACACCCGTTGTATGTTCGGCATTGTCAATATCCGAAACAAACTATCAAAATGGTGTTGCTTTTATTCTTGGCTTTCTTGGTTTAAAAGGGGTTGAGGCGGTAGCAAAAAGATTCTTTAAAGAAAAAATCGATGCAGATAATTAACGAATTAGCCAATCTTTTAATATGCGTAAATGCGACGTTGTTCTATATCTTCGTGTTTGGGCGTGATGTAAAGGCATTGGCTAAACTAAACTTGATCGAACAAGCCATGTTAAGAGTAGGCTTGGCTATCCCAGCATTAGGGGCGTTGTATAACGTTCTTTCGGCTCAATACCCACCAATCCCCGAAATACTTATAAATATCGGATATGCCTCGTTGTGGACATGGGCGTCGATGTTTCATTATAATACTTTTGTAAAGAATGGAAAATAACTTCATACGGATAAACTTTGCGGAAAGCAAAATCCCAATTTTCAAGGAGAACAAATCAAAAGGCTTCTTG